GTCGAGGACTTCCGGCATGACAATGCCGTAGGTCTGCTCGAGCTGTGCGAAATCTGCGTGTCGCATGTGTGTTACTCCTTTGGCCGTCAGGCCTGATTAGCCCAACGCGTAGGAAGAAATCTTGAAGAGCTCGCCGGCAGCAGCTGCGCTCATTGCGTACCACTTGGTCTCGACGTAACCCGCGACCGTTGCACCCGCTGCGGCCGCCTGAATCTGGCCGGTGGTCGTGCTTGCGAATACCTTCATGCCCGCGGCCACTGCCGACGCGCCGTCGTTCTTGGCCCAGAAGTCGCCAGCCTGATGCAGCACGACCGGCAGACCTTGCGGCACGACGTTGCTGGCTTCCGCCAGGAACACGGTAATCAGCGCCTGCTGTTCGCGATGAACGAAGCCGGTCGGCACGCCCGAGCCCGCGTTCGTCACCGTGTTGTAGAAGTCGGTCTCGCCCGTGTTGATGTCGTTCGAGCCGGTCGATGCCGCCCATGCGAAACGACCGACCGTTACACCACCGACGCCAGCGACGAGCGAACCCGGGCCAGCCAGAACCGTTGCGCGGGGGTTAGCCGACGCGAAATCGCCAGCAACGGCGGGAGCCGGCTGGTTAAAAACCTGCTTTTGGAATCCGCTCATGACTTACCCCAGGTTGCGAACTTTGGATGCTTGCGGGTAACGATCCGCAAAGCCCTTGACTGCCGCCGAGTCCATCGCGACGCGCGGACGGTTTGCATCCGGCTTCGGTTGCGCCTGGAGCACGGCACGGAAGGCGCTCGGGTGGATGCCCGAGACGTCGACGCCCAAGGTTTCGAGCGCGGCGCGATAGACGCTTTCAGCGCTGTCCTGTGCGACGAGCTTGCCGACCCACGGCTGTACGACCGTTTCGGCTTCAGCGATAGCGCGGATGCGCTTGATAGCCGTGTCTTCAGCGGTCTTCACGGCAGCCTTGATAGCTGCGTCCATAGCGGGTTTGTCCACTGCGTCATCCTTCTTTTCTGCGGACGTGGCCGGCGGTGCAGGCGTGCCCGGGGTCGGCGGGGGGTTGTCCTGGGCCGGCTTGTCTTCCGGATCTTCGTCGGTGGCCAGCTTCAGGCCGCGCAACTTTTCTTCGACTGCGGCGAGGTCGTCATCGCTGATCTTGCCGCGCAACATCTCGATGATTTCGTCGACCGGGCTGGCGTCCTGAGCAGGCGCGTCAGCTGGTGCGTCAGTCGGGTCATCGTCTAGGCCGACATTGTCGTCAGCGTTGTCGAGGCAGTCGAGCAGCGTCACGAGATCATCGAGGTCTGCATCCTGCGCGAGCTTCGGCTTGATCGCCGCCAGCAGTGCAGGCTTCTTAGCCTTCCAGTTCGCGGAAGTGATGCCAGCGAGGATCGGGTTGAGGTCGAGCTTTGCATCGGCGGCGAGCTTCGGCTTCAGGGCCAGCATGGCCCCCTTCACCTGCGCAGCCTTCCGAGAAAGGGGCTTCTTCATGGATTGAATCTCCAGGGGGATGGAATCGCCGACAACTACGTCGCTGCCGGCACGTCCTGCAGCAACCAGTGCAACGTGATTGCCGCGGATATCACGCATCACGCCGTCATAGCTGATGCCTTGGTAGGTTCCGGGCGTCATGTCCGCCCGGTAGTAATAGGCGCAGGAAATCTCCTTGCGCTCCTCGCTGTCGATGCCTTCGATCGCAGTGGCGTCCCAGACAACGAGGCTGTTTTTCAGGTACGGCTCTTCGAACACCGCGTCGGTGCCGGTGCTGCCAACGACAATTTCTTTCTTTGGGTCGCGCGCAGAAACGGGGATGTGCTCTTTGCCCGTCTGCTCGTATGCGTCAATGAGCGGAATGTTATTGAAAGTCGGCGCGGCCTTCTTGAGTTCCTCGGGGTCGCGCAGCAGGTTGTAGATCTTGTTCGGGTCAAGCCCGAGCGATTCGCTATCGGGAATCTCTTTGCCCTGATAGGGATTAACCGCTGCTTTACTGATATTGCTGACTTCAACGTGAAGACGGCCGTCCTGGTCAATCGTGCGGACGCTGGCGCGGTCGAAGGCGAGGCGGTTGGTCATGGCGTGCTTGTGTGTTCAATGTGATACGCGCGATACTGAGGATCAAAACCAACGAGGTGACCAATGAAGAAACTGCTTTTATGCGCTGCGCTTTTGCCAGCATTCGCCCATGCCGCCGATGCAAACTACTGCTCGCTGCTCGGAACGGTCTATCAGAACGCTGCCTACATGCGTGATGCGGGAAACCCGCCCGAAATGGCGCTTCAGATGACCGCGGCCTATAAGGTCGTCGACGTGGCGACGCGCAAGAAGGCAATCAACCTGGTCTATTTCGATCAGCGGTTTGTGAACGCGGGCGGCGCCGCCCTGCAAATGCAGGTGATGCAGGCTTGCATGGGGCAACGCCAGTACCAGCCGCTCAAGTGATCAGTCGAAGCCTGGTATCACGGCCTTCGAAGTACAGCGACAATTGATCGCCTGACCCGGAAGCACCCATTCGCCATCCAGGTACATGCCCTTGTCGATGTCGTAGGTTTTGCCGTTAGCGGCGACGTGAGATGGGCGAGGGTGCTTGCCCGCATGCGAGTGCATCCAGACGGCCTGCGTAATGCCCAATTCCTTCTGTCGAACCTGGTTGATGGTCGCGGTCGCCTTGTTGGCCTGATCTCTTGAAATCAGGGCCGCCCGTCGTCGGGTGATCTGATACCGGTCCTGCAACTGTTCAGTGAGTTCGCCCAAATTGCGGCCTTGTTGCACCGAACGCAACACAAGTTGCTCAACGTCCGCCAGATGCTCGCTGGCGATGCTTTTGACCAGGCTGACGTTTTCCCATCGGACCAGATCGTAGGCATCCGTGGCGGCCTTGGTCATTTTGAATTCAACACTGAAGCCAGCTTTCTTCAGGATCTGTTTCAGTTGCACGTCCGACGCGCCAAACGACTTGTTAGCGAAGTACGCGGCCAGTTCAGGCGCGCCGTTGTCGAAGGCCTTCTGCCAGCGGCGCGACATGCGGTGTACGGCACGACGCAAAGCATTGGCAGGACTGCCATCGCGGAACGATTCGAAGCCCGCATCCTGAGCCAGAATTTCGGGCGGGTTCGCTCTATACTGCGCAGATAGAAAGTAAATCAGCGAGCGGTGCATCGCGTCCACCATCGCCTCAAGCCGCGCCCGATATTGAGCCTCGATGCCCGCATTGGTCCGCACCGGGCGCAGCACAACAGCCTTGCCAGTCGGAGAAACGAGCTTTTTAGCCATCAGGAGCCGCGATGAAGGAAGGAATTGCCGTCGATTACGTCGGCTATGACCACGAAGAGCCGCAGCGCGTCGTCGTCTACGTGGGCGAGAACGACGAGTACTCGGCGCGGTTCAACCTGTCCGATCTGCTCGATACCGAACTGGACATGTTCAAGCTGAAGAACGGGCTCACCGACAGCGTCGGCAAGCCCCGGTTTGACGCGATGGAACTCGAATTAACCGAAATGGTTCGGCGCATCCGGGCTATCCGGTACGGCTGAAGCTTCCTCACCGGGGCCCGCATCGGGGTCCGGCATCTCTGGCAGTTCCTCAGACAGATCAAGCGCCGCATATGGCGAATTCTCCTGGCTTGCCAGTCGCACCCGCGCTTCCTGCGGCGTGATCACTCCGGCGCCGATTAGCTCAACGTCCGTGTCCGCTTCAATCTTGCGCGTATTGGCCTGCTCGAGCGCGTTCTGCGGCTCTAGCGGCTCATACATGAAGCCAATGTCCGGATCAATCTCCCCGTACAGCGACAGTTGAATCAGGCTCAGCACCCGCGAGAGCAGCGGCGTATAGAGCGCTTCCTGCTGCGCCATGATCCACGCCCGGAACGCTTGCAACTCGCCTTCACTGGATGTGTTCAGGCCGGTCGGCGTAATACCGAGCAGCACGACCAGAGGAATGCCCGTCACGGCCGACATATGCTCCTGGCTCTGCGCCTGAAGGTGATCCAGGCCGCCCAGCGGGACCGAGACGTTGAAGAATTCTTCAGTGTCCTTGTCCAGCAGCATCAGGCCACGGTTGTCGCGCGTTTGATTGAACAGCATGGCGCGGCGCTGCATCTCTTCGCCGCCGCCGCCCGTCAGGATGGCACTCAGGTCAGTCTTGACACCCTGCGTGCTGAAACTGTGCAGCAGATCCGACACGCTTTGTCGTGTGCGCAACCAGTTGTCGACATAGGGCTTCGCAATTTGCGACAGACTCAGGCCGCCGAACGCATAGGCAGGTTTCAGCAGGTCGGGCACCGGGCGACTGACAAACGTCAGCAGCCGGCTATCATGCACTTCCTGGCCCATTACAAACCAGCTCGACGGCTTGAAGAAATCCTGCTTCAGCG